GGATTGGGACAAATACATAAAGAATGGGTCGAATCTGTATTATTCAAACGGTTTCATAATGAAGACTGAAGATTATGACAGATATTGCGATTTTCTATTCAAATGCCTTGACATGTATCTGCAATTCTCAAAGATACATGACAAACAGTCGCTTGAAGAACATGTGAGATACAATCTTGAGGTTGGAAAATATCCGAGATACCAGAATCCAAAACAAATACCGCAGGAGGCTGTAAAGTGGCAGATGTCGATTCTTGGCTTCCTGAGCGAGAGGCTTTGGACGTTGTGGTTGCAGCACAATTTCAATCAGGACAGGATTTACAAAACCCCATACATTAAAATGGAGGAGAATATGTATACATAGTTTGTTTTGGCTGTGTCAAGGTAGTACTTTTCATATTGTTTTTGGCAACACGCATGGTTGTGTGCTGCCATTTTTTTCAAGAAAAACTATTTATTATAATACAAAATAATTTTCAATACAATGAAGGATATTGCATTTGCATACCAGGAGGAAATACGATATTATAATGACAAACAGAGATTACATTCAAATGTGTTGAATATATTGGATTATATAGGTAAAGCTGGTTATGATAATTATGATGAGTATTATACTGATTTACAAGAATATCTTTTGAAGACACAAGATTATGAAATAGTTGAGGAACCAGAAATTAATGCAAACATACCAGTTCCTTACATAACAAACAACAGACCAGCGTTTTTGTATACTATCAATTGTGGCACAAATTATGCTTTTATACCTAACAGTATAAATGATTACAGTTTAATTGAAGAATATGGGTATACACCTGTAAAACTCGGATATGATGGTTCAAATGGGCCGATATTGTCTTCTGATGGTGATTTAAGGGTATATCTGGTTTATCCTGTAAGTATAGATTTGTCTTATGGGTATTTTTCTGAAAAAATGGTTTGTTTTTTGTCTAAATATTTTACCAACATAAACTTGGATAATAATGATATAATGTTGGACGGTAAAAAAATAATAGGTGGTGCATCTACGGTTATGAACAATATGAGGGTTGTTGTATTTCAGATTAACTTCATCGACAAGCAAAGTGACATACAATCAATATGTGGGATAACGAATAAGATTCCTGGGTATATCGACAAAACGATACTTAGTGCTGTGGAATTTAAAAACGAATTTCTGACATGGCTAAGAATTTAATTATATATCCATTTTCGGATAATACAGTACAACACACAAAATCATCAACAGGCTCTACTGGCTATGCTCTGGTTAATGAAAAAACAAACAGCACAAATGGTTATTTGGAACATGTGTTTTCAACTGGGGCCACAACCTATGTTTCAAGTTTTAATAATCTTGACCATGCTTCTGATGTCACCGTTGGAAAAATAAGAATTAATTCCATATCATCTGTTAATTTATATTTGGCTTTAACAAAGGGTAGCAATGCAACATTAAACGGTGTAAATATATTCGGAAAAGTAACAATCAACGGAAACACATATACTAGCAGTAGCTATAACCCAACAGGCAATGTTAGTACATCCCTTCAAACGCTGGCAATATCAAATGCCAATATAAATCAAATATATTCATCAGTATCAGCCGCATCAATAGGATTGTCAATATCAACAACTGGTAGATACACAACAGACAGTGACAAAAACAACGACTCGTATCTAAGAATCTACAATGCTAATGTGACAATATCATATGATGATGTTTTCACTTGTGCTGTAAACGTGATATCTGGACATGGAATATCACAGGCAACTTGTTCTGATAGTGATGTTATTGACGGTGGTTTGTGTACATTTAATGCATCAGTACAGGATAAATATGAATTTTATGGATGGTATGACAATGCAGACTTTGAGGGGAATCCACTTTCAATATCTCCGTCTTTTACGACAGTGATAAGGGAGGATACAACGTTATATCCAATGGCTGTCAAAGAGGATTTTGTTCCACCAGATGAGGACCCACAAAAGGTTTACTACCCATTAACAATATCGTCAATTAACGCAATAACAAATCCGACGAAGGGTACAACAAAGGTTGAAAGTGGTACAAGCAAAACGATAACAATAACCCCGTCCTATCCCTTGTTGACTTTGGCTTTGGATAATGGTGTGGATATCACATCACAACTTGTTCTTTGTGGTGATACTATAAATGTGCCAACAGTTGCCATGGCGCCAAACGCAAACTATGGATTTACATTAAACGACAACACAAAATATTACACCTCCACAAACCAAGGGCAAAACAACAGTGCATCGGTATGCAGAGTTACATTTAATTTGCCTGTTGATTGTCTTGTGACATTTCAATACATAAATTACTCCGAAACCACGTACGATTATGGAATTTTCGGAAAAGTTGATGTTGCGTTAACAACAACAAACACTTCAGACAGTAATGCATATAAAATATTGTCACAAAGTTCAGACAATACACCAGATGCCAAAACATTAACATATGAAATAGATAGTGGAACTCATTTCATTGATGTCAAATACAGGAAAAATGATGTGATAAATAGCAACAATGATAATTTGCAATTCAAAATATTAAGTATTGAGCCGATTGAAGCCGAGTCATACTATGTCTATGAATTATCAAACATAAACCAAGAACACTCTCTCACATTTGTTTTTGGAAATGTTGAGTATTATTTTATCACATCACAGACAGACAGTAACGCTGGACTTTATCCTAACGGGCAAACAGTTGTGCTTCCAGGAGATGACTATAGGCTGACAATCATTCCAGAAAACAATCGGGAAACAATAATGTTAAAGGACAACGACTATGATGTGTCGTCACAATTGGAACGTGTCGAAATCGAAACAGAAAAGGACGGGCAGACAATAACGGTGCTAAACTATGTCTATAGGCTTAATAACGTATCACAGGGACATGTGTTGACTGTTGAAACGACAAAACCAAACCTCGGATTTTCAATTAAAATAAACGGAACCTACATGTCTGGAAATTTCTTTGTGAAGGCAAACGGGGCGTGGGTGCAAATACAGGCTGTAGATATATACGCACACAATGGCGTCAAATGGTTGGAAAGTCTGAACGATGTCATCAAAACCAACAACATATTGTTCGGAGGTAATATAGGATAGAAAATGTACCAAACAATTGATGCGTTTTTTTGTTTTTTATCACTTCCCGTATATGATTACAATTCCTTGGTAGCCATTTCCACCTTGTGAATAGGTATGCTTACTGGAAAACGCACCGCCACCACCTCCAGCACCAGGACTGGTACCGTTGAAACCAGTATTTAAAATATTATCATTTGGTCCATACCCACCGTTACCTCCACCAGTTTGACCACCAGCAAATCCAGTTGGATATGTGCCGCCATATGTAGTCCAGTTGTCATATGAATCAAAGCCAGCGCTACCGCCAGCCCCATATAAGGTTTCATCATTTTGGTCAAATGGGTTTGGCAAACCATCTTCACCCATAACACCATATGTGTCATTTTCGCTTGCTTTGTAATATCTTGTTTGTGGATTTCCATGTCCACAAGGTCTTCCACCGATACCACTATATTCAACTTTTGTGTTAACCCCGCCGTTTGAACCACTATATCGAATACCGCCGTAGGATGTGTAAGTGTTTCCATTATACATAACATAACTATCACCGCCAGAATTACCAGCACCATTGGCTGAGCCACCAGCCCCACCATCACCGACATAGACGGTTATTGATTTTGAATTATATATGGTTTCAAAAGCTTTGGCTTGACCACCATTTCCACCATTACCACCCCAATGGGCAGTATTAAAATCACCATGTCCACCAGCTCCACCACCTACAATCCAAAAACCAAGTTGTGTGTATTTCTTGTCAATCGTGTATGTTGTGGTCCCAGTAGTTGTAAATCTGGCTATTTCAACCCATACGTCGCTATATTCCTGGTCCATGTCGTTTGTTGGGTAGAATTTTACAATTCCATGTTCGCCAATCATACCGAGACTCGGTTCCACAAATTCCAATGAGTTTCTGTATTGGTTGTATTCTTCTATGTCTGTAAATTGTTTTATGTAGTCCATTAATCATTAATTCTTTTAATTGTTATTAATCGTTGTCGATTGTGGCACTTATAATATTGTATGATGAATCGAGATACCAGACTTTAGATTCATTTTCAAAAAATGTTATTTCCCCAAAATAACCAGGTTAGGTCGTATTTCGTTTGGGTTCGGTTTATATTTTGGAATTCCACCACTCAATTCGTCAATTACACTTATGTTTGGGAGAGTGTATCCAGACGAATTAACATATTCGGTATAAGCTGAAAGGCTTTTAAATCTTTTGAAGTAGTCAATCATAATTCAATCTTTTTATTATTACATAAATAGTGTGTTTGTCATTGATTATTTTACAAAAACGAGGTAAATTGATATAGAATAATTTCTTGTAAACTATTTATGTTAAATTGGTTTTAAGTATGGCATTAACGCAGAAATACGGAATAAAATACCCATTCACATCAGACAACAACGACAATGTTTTCATGGATGTGAACGGAACTTATGCTGACAGCATAAAATCAAAGGTCATGCATGTTATTCTGACACAAAAGGGACAGAGGTTAAGGAACCCAGAGTTTGGCACAAGTCTGATAAATTACATATTTGCCGCATCGGACGACATAACGTTGTCTGCGGTGAAGCAGGAGGTTGGGTCTCAATTGTCAAAATATGTGCCAAATGTGGCTTTTAATGACCTTGATGTTTATCGTGACGAAAATGACGAAAACAATGTGATTGTGTCTGTCACATATTCAGTAACAAATGGAAATAACACCGAAACAACAACTGTTGCGGTGAGATTATAATCAAAATTACAGATGGAAAAAGGGATAACATATTTGAATCGCACATTTTACGACTACAAGGATGCCTTGTTGGAATACTCAAAGAAATATTATCCAGACTTGAACTTGGAATATGACGATGCATCTGTCGCTTCGTGGTTGATTGATTTGAACGCCGCCATTGCCGACAATTTGTCATATCACATTGACAGGGTGTATCAGGAGACAAATTTGGACAGTGCACAAGAGAGAAAATCTTTGTTGAATATCGCAAGAAACAATGGGGTTAAAATACCAGGACCAAAAGCGGCAATGGCTGAGGTAAGGCTTTGGTGTGTGCTTGGGGTTGACCAGGTCAGTCATCCAGACTGGTCTTATGCTCCAATAATAAAGAGGGGGACAAAGGTTGGTTCGGCAAACGGACAGGAATTCGAGGTATTGGAAGATGTTGACTTCGCGCAACAATTCAACCAGGATGGAATAAGTGACAGAACATTCACACCGAATCTGAATGCCAACGGTGTGATAACAGGGTATACAGTATCGAAACTTGCGGTTGTTGTTGCTGGTGAGTCATTAATTTACAGGCAGAACATAGCCAAAACAGATATAAGACCTTTTATGGAAGTTGTTCTTCCGATAGAAAATGTCATGAATATTGAATCAATACTTGTCGTTCCAGGAAACAGCAAGGAAATACCGACATATGGCGCATTTTACAGTGAGGTGGAGGAATGCGAGAATGGTGTGAGATTTTTCGAAGTTGACAGTTTGTCGCAAACAGAGAGATGGGCGCCAGAACTTGACGTACACACAAACACAGCAAAAAAATACTATTATGGCTATGATTATTCTGGCGGCACGGTTGCGTCTTATTGCATCACAAAAGGTGAGTGGAAACCAGTGAAACACAAATTCATAACCGAATACATGGATAACGGGTACATGAAAATAATATTCGGTGCTGGAAACAATTACGAGTACCCAGAATTGGGTGATTCAATGTCTGATTTTGCCAAGTGGCAGATATCAAGAATGATAAGCAATGATTCTTTGGGATTATTACCAAATCATGACAGTACAATGTTTATATTATACAGACTTGGTGGTGGTAGAGCAAGCAATTTGGCAAGGGGAGCAATAAACAGGATTTCATATTTGAACGCCGAATTCAGGGGAAGCGACCAATCTGTAATTTCAGAAGTAAACAGGAGTCTTGGCGTTATAAGCACAACACCATCAGTATCTGGAAAGGACTTTCCGTCAAATACCGAGTTGAAGTATATTGTAAAATACAACAAGGGGGCACAGGAGAGATGTGTTTGTGTCAAGGATTATATAGACAGGTTGTTGCAGCTTCCGCCGAAATACGGAACGCCGTTCAGACTTGGTGTGGTTGAACAGAACAACAAGATTGTTGTTTATGTTCTAGGTTTGAACTATCTTGGCCAACTTGACACACTTTTACCGATAACATTGATAAAGAACATAGAACGTTATTTGTCTAAGTATAAAATGTTAAACGATTATGTTGAGATAAAGAGCGGAAGAATCATAAATCTGGAATTCCAGGTTGATGTAATTGTTGATAAAAATTACAACAAATCAGATGTTGTTTCGTCTATCATCAACACAATCAAGGATTACATGGATATCAACAAACACCTTATGGGTGAGGAAATTTACGTTGGAGATATTGAGAAAGAGGTGTCGAAGATAGATGGTGTGTTAAACCTTATTGATTTGGCTGTTTACAATAAGATGGATATGGGTTATTCAAATGTTCAGGTATCTCAACCAATCATGCTGGATGACAGTAGGGTACAGCCTTATGCGTCTAATAAAGTCAGGATTGACCTTGAGGAAAGTGATTGGATACTATATAATGAGGGTGACACCATGATGGAAATTAAAAATCCAAGCGAAGATATTTTGGTAAGGGTAAAGGAAAGATAATGGCTTGTGCATGTAAAGTTACGAGACAGTTGGATTTCCTGCACAAGAAATACGGTGACAACCAACCGAAAAGCAAGAAAACCAACATAATAGGAAGTATAAAGGGCAAAATCATGGCTGTGTGTACTTCTGTTTTGATAGTGCCTTTTTTCCCCTTTTATATTGTCAGGGCAATGATAACAAACAGACACGGAATATTCAACATAGATAAAATTTTCAATTTAACAAAAAGCAAGAATGTTAGAAAACAACAAATCATATAGAATCAGAACGGATATAAACAACGACAATTATGTTACGGTCAACCTGTCACAGGATTATGATTCTTTTGACATACTGTCATTGAAGATAAACAGCCTTGATGCATACAAACACCACAATTCAAAGTATGGTGTTGTTGTCGGAAGGGTTTTGGCTAACGGTGGTTTTGGTGTTCCAAACGCCAAGATAAGTGTTTTTGTTGAATCAGAAAATCCGAACATGAACGAACTTGACGAGATATACCCGTTTACGTCGACAGTTTCAAGAGATAATGACAACATAAGATACAATTTGCTTCCTGACAATAAGGTTTCTGATTGCCATCAGGTTGTAGGTACGTTTCCAAACAAAAGATTCATGTTGGACAACAACATATTGGTTGAAATGTATGACAAATATTACAAGTATACAACAAGGACAAATGAGGCTGGAGACTATATGCTCGCGTGTATACCAGTCGGGCAGCAGGTATTGCATATGGATTTGGACCTTTCCGATTGTGGTATATTGTCTCAGAGGCCGAGGGATTTCATATACAAAGGATATAATGTTGAGCAGTTTGAGAATCCTAATCAATTCAGAAGCGGAACTGAGTTTGAAACATTAAGTCAGATTTTTTCACAGGACCAAGTTGTTTATGTGCAACCATTTTGGGGAAATGAATCCGAGGGTGACACAATAGGTATTACAAGGGCTGACATAAACATCAGTTATAAGTTCGAGCCGACATGCGTTTTCATCGGATGTGTTGTAAGCGACAACTCATCACAGGGAATATCAAAAAACTGTGTCCCGACAGAACACATGGGAGATATGGATGAGCTTGTTGCTGGAAAGGGACGGATTGAGATGATTCGGAAGACTTATGGGGGTTCTGTTGAAGAATTCCAAATAAACGGTACGGAGTTGATAAACGGTGAGGGAATATGGTGCTATCAGATACCGATGAATCTTGATTATATGGTTACGGATGAATACGGCAGAATGGTTCCGACAGACAACCCAAGCAAAGGAATACCGACCAGGACCAGAGTGCGCTTCAGAATGTCAATGGAAGATATGGAGGAAAACGTTGACAACTTCTTCAGAGCAAAGGTTTTGGTCCCGCACAACCCGCAAAACTTAGGCGGAACAAAACATGAAGATTATGATTATGAATTCGGTACACACACAAAGGATGAATCATTCAGGGATTTGTTCTGGAATAATGTATATACGGTTAAATCATATATCCCAAGATTTCAAAAGAGAAAAGTGACTGGTTGGAAGGCTCCTAAATTCACAGGAATAAAACATTGTCAGAATTACGGTTCAAACAATCCGATACCATATAACAATATAAGGATTAAACTTCCGTTCATGTTCAGGATAATGTGTATCTTGATTAAGGTGTTTATCAAACTTGTGGCCATTTACAACAGGGTTGTTGCTTTGATTGGCAATGTGCTTGTTGGGTTGGCGGAAGCTTTTTCCAAACTTGCTTTATATAAACCAGCTGGAAAAGTCATGGAGGTTGCACAAAAACTCCATTTGAACATCATCGAGGATGGTTTGTGTCCAGACCTTGAAAATTGGTATTTCGCGCCATTGGTCACGAAAAACGGAATCAAATACAAGGGTTTCGCTAGGGTTAAAACAGAAGAAAACAGCACTCCGCACAAAGAGTATTATGACCTTGTGAGCCAAACGATGGATGTAATAGAAAATGCTGGTGATTATGATGATGAGACATCAATCGACACACAAAATACAGACCCAGATGACAATGATGACGCTATATGTATAACATTCAAAACAGATTATTTGATTTCATGTGTTGAAATGAATCTTGCTCAAGAGTATAAAGTGATTAATTTTGACTTCTATAATGATTGGGTTAACGGGATGATTTATTTTCCTAGATGGATGCGATATATAAGGCTTAAGAGACGTTTTCGTGGGAATACAATCATAAAAAGCAAGACAAAGGCTTGCATGGACAATACAAAAATCTTTTCAAAAGCAAGAAGATACACACAATTATGTTCTTTGGCCTATGAAAAGGACACATCAAGCAATAAAGTGACATATTCGAAGGTAACAACCAAACTCAACAATAAAACCGACATAAGAAAATCAAACAACTATCACAAAAAACGCGGATTTTCCCAAGTGAAGATTTTTGGTAAAAATGGAGGAATATGTCATGAAAAGGAAACAATGGCTGGACAGCATGTGTATTATTTGAAGCCGTGTGAATGGCTCAGAAACACAACACCAGCGAACAAAAAGGTGAATCTGTTCGCCACGGACCTTGTTTTATTAGGCTCACTTAACGAATGTGATATGTACGGCGTCCCTCAAGCATTCAGATATTTGTCAAGCACCTCATATATAATGCCGACAAACCTTGCATTGACCAATATGGAAACTGATGGTGTTTTGTATTCATATGGAGACAACAAGACAATATGTTCAAAAACAAACCAGTCAAGCCTCAATGGGGATGACCCGAATCTGGACAAACCAGTCGGTCTTGCAGATAACACACTTGTTGGCGAATTGAATTATTTCAGTGGTGCTGGTGAAAATTATGACACACAATATGAGGATGATGAATCAGACACAATACCGATGACAGAAGCGGCTGGCATTTCATGGAATTACACTGGACCAGGCCAGAACGAGATAAACGAATATCAAATGTATTATCCAGGAGGTCATTTTTTAGGTCTTTCATGTTCTAATTCCCAAACAAACATAAAATCATGCATAAACCTTGAACGTATATGTGAGCAAGGTGTTGTTATGTCACAGAGGAAGGTTGATGTTCGCGCCGTATCTACAGGTGGAACAAGTGAGCTAAAATACGTTTACACGGCTCCGTCTGGATTTATAGCCAAAGATGAGATTGTTGACGATTACTTCCGTTCAATGTTTGCGACTATGAACAAGAACAGGTTGATTGCGACAAAGATGAATCGTGAAACTGGATATTTTACTTATGATTTTGATTACGTTAACCCTATGAACTTTAGTGGTGAATTTTCAAATTTCGCACGTCCACAAACGGCTTACAACAGTGGTGTTTCAATAGTTGATGAAAGTTCGGTTCTTAGTTCATACGGAATTGCAAGTGGAACTAGCAGACCAGATTTTGACGCCGATGAATCAACCCATACACAAGTAAGGACAATTGAAGACAAGAGTGTTGATTACTATATGTTCAGGCTTGGTTTGGATTACGAAGACCTTAAATCAAACAACCAAAAGCACAAGAGGCAGTTTGCTGCGGAAAACAAGAATAAAATGTATTTGCCACAATATGAAAACAGTTATTATTTCTATTTCGGTTTGCACGCTGGCTCAACTGCAATTGATGAATTCAACAAGCAATTTTTCTCACAATGTGAAAACAGTGTGTTAATTGAAAGAGAGCCTAATATAAATCTTGTTATAGGTGATTTCAAACTTTGTTCTGGGACATCAACAGTGAGTATAGTTGTTGAAAACATGGAGGAACCGTTTGAATTTATTGTGTATGATGATAACGGAAATGTTTTTGAAAGTGAAAACGGGGACAACATAAACGCTGTTTTTGAATTGCCAAGCGGTGAATATCAAATTCTTGTAAGAGACACAAACGGTGTTGAAATGATACGAAATATTGTTATTGGCGACCAGATATTGCAAGGAAGTTTTGTGCTGATGGATTTTAATAACAACATAACAAACGATTTTGGTGGCTCAATACAGAGAACACAGACCAATAAGAATATTTTTTATGGTGGAGGTATTGCTTGTAATAATGTCTTCATAGATGATTCTATTGAAACCTACACGCTTTTGGCTGTAAAAGACGGATTAAACCCGATAACCGATTTTGAAGTTAGTGAGGTGTTGACCGCAACAGGTGAATCTGAAGAAACTCAAATTATATATTTGTCATCAGCAAACACTGAATATGATTTTTATGTTAAATACCAAGTTGAAGGGTGTAGTGAACAATATTTGTTCGTTGTTGAAGGCAAACTTATGGATACATCGGTTGTGAACCTTCAGTATGGTGCTGTTGAAAAATCAAATGTTGTGACAGATACAATGTATACGAAAGATTGGTGGGTTGGAAGGTATACAGAGCCAGTTGACATTACAATCATGGAATCAAAGCAAAGATGGAATGCGCGAAAGGCTATGGAGAACACAACATGTAACAGTGCTACAACCGATTCATGCGGTGTATCAACAAACGGCGACAAGTTTGTGTTTGGTTCACCTCAAAATTTTGATAGTGTATTATATAATAATAAATATTATGTTGACGGATACAACACACCAGCTGGTATGAGTGTTGATGATGACTACTCGTATTATCCAACATATGGAATACCTCAATACAATAATGTGAAACAGTTTAATTGTGTGTCTTACATGGGTAGTGTCGTTTTTGGTTCGTTTGCTGCAATAGTAAGTGGACAGTCTGGTGAAACGAAACAATTGGTTTTGCAACCGCAGATATCAAACAGATTAAGACATGGAGACGGTTGTGTTTTAAAATCTCTTCCAGATGGTGTCCTTTATCCAGCAATTGCATTTAATCAAAACAACAATTGGACAATACAATATATTGACGCAACACAATCACAAAACATCGGGTGGAATGATGTGGAATATGGAATAGTGTATCCTACAATATGTTATCCATCGTTAAACAAGGTTTTCAGAACAGATGTTTGTTACACCATAATCAACAGGATTATGTTTAACAACACAAAAGAGAGTTATGAACCGTTCAATTATTTAACAAAGTGCGACGGTAGTATATTCAATGGTGTAACATATAACAGGAAGTATAGCGGAAAATCACACATAGATTTGTATGAAAACACAAACGACTTGGAGGATTCAACAGACATAACGATTCCAGCTTTGTCTGATTTTGCTGGTGTTTATTCGGCGACATCAATACCGTTGGTTACATATGTTTCTGGATTCACAGCATATGCTTATGATGAAAACATGGAATTAAATGAGGTTGGTACAAATTACAGTTATTCTATAACAGAGGGTTATCCGTTGTATAAACACACAGCAAACCAAGAAACAGCATACTCGGCAATCAAGACAGACAATTACAGCACACAATACGAAAAATCATATTTGTATGAAGGTGTTGTTGACACTCTCGGATTGGACATGAATGCCAGTTTCTATGATAACATATGTTATAACAGTGGGTCCACTATTACATTTGGTGGTTTGGGTGTTTCCGATTCAGATGTAAAATATTATTGTTTGTCAAAGGACCAGACAAACCTTTTTAATGAGTATTCAACTGTTTTATTCTATAAAAGCGACAATTCACGAAGACCAGACACTATAGTGGTTCCTGTTATTTACAATGTTGCTGGAACGGAATTCAATGCTGGTGACATCGGTGTAATAACCTTCAAAAAGGCAACTGGACATTATTCGGCTGAATATTTTAACTCCGACGGGAATTTGGAGCCAATTGATAACATACCAGGAGACGCTGACAAAGGAAGAATTGACTATATGGACATTGTAAACATGGCAACTTGGGTCATCGAAAACACAAACCCATCAAACCTGTTTAAAGCGGCTAAAATGTACAGACTTTTTACAAATTCAAATGTTGATTACCGCACAAACATACTTGATTTGTGCAATTCAGGAAACAGGATTGTTAACGGACATGTCACAAACTTGCCAAGCGGTGAGTTTTTCATTGTCGGAATAAAGAGTTTTTCGAATGATGACGGGCGTGCAACTGGCAGAATCGGTATTGTTTATGTGACACCAGTTGATGTTAATAATATTGATAATGTGTTAAATTAAAATAAAAATAAACCATGGAAATTCAAATACCATTAAATTCATTCAAGGGCAAGGCTTCGGTCAATGTTGAAAATTCATTTTCTTTCGACTTGCGAAACAAGGAGCGACAGTTAAAGCCTGACAACATGATATCGGATTTTTCGTTGCTTGAGCAATATAATATTGAAAGGGACGCATGTGACAAATTCAGATACATATTGACACTCAATCCGATATGCACAAACGTGCTTTTTAACACGCAAACCGAGGTGGTTCAATTCGAGGGTTCGAATAGTGCGATGGTTTTGACGAATACAGACTCAATACATAAGGAGGATATAAAGCGTGCCGACACATTTGAATATGACAATGCAATACAAAACACGAGCATAATAGACAGATACCAGGCTATAAACGACACCGAATATTCTCACGACGCAAACGGAGGTTTTGAATATCATTGCGGAGTCGACATATTCAATAATCACATGTTAAGGAAAAACGGTTTCATACATATAAACAAAATGCATGGTACTGATTCGCTTTCATCTCCTGTATACAACACAATAGCGGACTATTTGAGAGATGGTGAGGGAAACATTGTTTATTCAAAAATTTCTCCAGTATACAACAGGAACCAAAACACAAGATTGCACTTGTATACACTTGATAATTGCAAGTCACTTAAAGATGCTTATCTTCAAAACATAGAGGAGGATAACGGGTGGGTTGGTTTTAAAAACGTGACAAACATAGACGTTGAAAACAATTCTGGTGACACGGTTATGATTAACAGTATTTTTGCAAACAAGAAACCGTGCGAGTTTGTTGATTTATATCCAGACAGGACATTGTTCTCGTTCATTCCAAAATACAACAAATACAGGAAAAGAGCAGAAAACAATTGGGAATATTGTATAACATATCCGTATGCGATTGATTATGATATGTTTAACATTGTGTTTGGTGGTGAAAACCAAACATTAAAAGCTATAGCGGAAAGCGGGATGAATATATCAGCGACAAATGTATTGTTCTGTCGTTCAATGGTCAGACACAATCTGTCGAAGGGTGACAGGGTTTCCGTTTATTATTATAATTCAGATGGCGAAACCAGTGTGTTCGAAAAATACAAGACATCAGTAGAGGTTTTCGGTATTGGTGATGTTGATGGAAGCGAGTCGGATTTTGTGTTTTCAGTCAAATGTTCAGATGTTGATTCAATACTGGACTATCTTTTAAATGGCGGTTTTTTCTTCAAAAAACTTGTGAACGGTATAGAATGTGATTATTATTTCAGAAAATACAAAAAAATCAAGAAGTTTGATGAAAATGGTGAAAGAACCAGGGAACTTGACAGCGATTTGAATAAATGTGGCTTTTCAGAGAACATTTATGGTGACGGAATAGCCCAAATCATATTTACAGATGACATAGATTTGAATGGTTTGGTTGACCATCGCGGTAGAAAAGTGACTGAGACATATTTCACTGTAATAAAAAACAACAAGGGAAACAATTTGTGGTATAAAAACCATTTTTTCGGTTCTGAAAATGTTGAATACTCACATTGTTTCGGGCCAATTACATCTGGTTTGTATTTCGGCGACAACGCAAATGCCGAATTTGATTACAATATAAGATATTTGCATAATGTTGAAATTGACACGGAAATAGCTGACAGACCAGTTGATGATGACTCTATTAGACCATACCAGGGCGACATTGTTTATGGTAAGGGAGATTTGACGCTTGGAGACGGGGTGGTTTTGGATTTCATCCCATACAGTGCGTTAGGAGAAACAATATTGCGTGGCGTGCCGAAAAAAATAGAGGACAACATCACAATAGACAACGATGAATTCTATGGCGATGTTGTTGAATTTGATTATTACAATTATGCGGAAACACAATTAAGCCCAGTACTACATCGTTTCAACACAGTTCAGCGGGAATGGATTGCAAACAAAAACTATGCGTCATTGAGATATGACAAATTGATATATGATGATTTTGACCTGAAAGAAAACGGTGATTCAAGACAATTTACCATTCAGGCAAGCGATATGTCCGTTGTTAAGTACAACAACAAAAATTACAGGTTGTATTCGAATGTAAGACCAGAGGGGTATTTTTACAATCCACACACGTTGATTAGTGTGGGGGAGGAATCCGAAATGACAACAAGGGTTAAGGGAAAAAGAATAAACTTCTCCAGCTCCAGTGGTTATTATGATATGGATACGGATAAGACAACAGTTTCATTTGTTGCACCGATAAACTACGGTTTTTATAAGCACACAAACATAGCATTGTATGATGCTGGAGGCAGATACAACGGGAAATTGCAGCATGTCAGAACAATTTGGGGTGAAGTTGTTGATATTAAAGACAATAAACTTACGATTGTCTTTGATGGAGATGTCTTTAACGTCATGACACAAATAACAGACATTAATGAAGTCCTGAACCCGAATGGCGAATACAAGGAACGGTATACTTTTTATTGGTCTAAAGACGGTGTTCCGACATATGCTAATTTTGTCCCTCAAATATCTTCGTTTGTGTGGAAGTCGGTTGTTCCGCCATCCAAGATGTCGAATGACATGGAACTTTTCGACACACCTTTTGCAAACGGAAGATTCTATATTGAAAAGGATATAAGGTTTTATAACAGGAGACAGGATGCGGACGGAAGATTTGGTTTGTTGTTCGCAAAAAATCCGATTTTAACCCCACCGACAGACTTTTTCAGCATAGAGGGTGACACATTCAATACGGACCAAGCGTTTGATTTTTACAATAACATAAACAATGTTTGCTATTAATGGAAAAAATTAAAATTAATTTAAGAAGTGGGGTTGACAGTACAAGGGAGTTGAGCGTAAGGAGGTTTTTTGTAAAAAATGAAAGCCTTGTGTTTGTTTTAAACGACAGAATAAACCACGAGCTCTCAATTGGACAGACCTTCAAATTCAAACGGCAAATGTATCGGGAAAACGGTGAATATTTGTTTTTGGACAACACTGTTGAAATTATCGGTTTGTCAACATATTTAGATGATGATGGAAATGAATATGATTTGGTTGAAACAAGCAACGTGCCAAACAAACGTTTGACAATAGACAGAAGAAGTATTAGCTATTTCACTTATTACGATTTTTCTGGTGGAACGTATTTCTCGTCATCAACACCGACCGTTTCAATATTGGATTATGTTGTGGTGGACGAATCCGAATTGGATTATTACATGTCGGAAGCGGAATCTTTGCCTGAAGAAGAATATGAGTCATACGCTTTTAAATATTTGTCAACAACTGGTGTTTCCGAAAACGGAGTCGAGCATATTGACAAAACATACCATTATGTGAATGTTATACCAGAAGAAAGCGGATATTTTGATTCTCCATATTTTAGTGGAATGACAGATGGGGAAACTGTTGATGAGTTCGTACAATCACACCCTGAAGAGTTTCCGTATTTCAGTGCAATGACACAGGGAGAGACAATTGAAGAATTCATGGAGAGGATGCCAGAGTTGTTTGAATTTGACGAACATATTGAAAGGTATATCGTGACATTCAATGAATCGCACAATATCTTTTACCAGGATATAAGACTGACAAAAGAGACACCATATGTCACTGAATACGACATAGCTGTTTTTGATATCTATGGAAATGTTATTGGATATTTGAAGTCGTTGTCTCCAATACACAGGATTGACTCAATTGAATTGGATGATGATGATTTTTACAACACAACAATAGAGGAAACTTGTGGGATGTATGATGAGGCTGGATATCCATATGATGTTTCGTTTCATAACTATTTTTTCATACCGAACAATTTAAGTGATAATAAAATAGCTATCACTGGCGCTGAAACAAATAGGGTGGCAAGAACGCTTACGGATACGGACAGAACTTACAGAAACAGACAGATTGAGTATTTGCTTGAGAACGGTTTTTATTTCGAGCCTAGATATAATCCGTTTTTTTACAAATATTATGACGGAAATGATAATTGCGGTGTTTTTTGGGGTGATGTTCTTTGGGATTTTTACAACCATGCAAACAACGATACACCAAGAAAAGATGTTTGGGTTAATTGCGGTATGACAAAATCAGTATTGACAATTGATGAATCTTATTACAGGGTACCGATAAATGCTTTGGTTGATGTTTCGAATTCGTTAGGTGTTGACGATGATTTGAGCAGATTTGCAAACAATGAAATAAACACTTTGATACCGCAAACCATAGACTATGAGCGAGTGAAGTATATTCCAATCGACGGACATAATTCTGGTGAATTAAAAACACAAATATACTTCATAAATAAAATAACGCTTGATTTGCATTTCAGAAAGAGAAAGGAAACACCCAACTCAACTGAAGAATGGCCAAAATACGAAAACGGCTGGTATATTGACCCAGATTCCGCCTCGACAACATGGTGGAATGAAATGAATTACAACGGTGCTGAATTCAATGCTAATGCCATGAATGTTTTTATGGATGAGCAGGATGGGAAATCTGATTTGCTTGGTTATCTTGGGTTTGATGACGATGACGTGTATAATCAAAAAAGGAAAATACGTGACACATTTGTTCGTTTGTCGTTTTACACATCAAAAGACCCTATAGAACAGAAGCTTTTGTACTATTCAACAGTTTTCTTTGATAGTGGTAGTTTGTTTGGAAAATACATGAAACAAAAAATACACAATTACGAAACGCATACAAAGCCGTCTGGCCCGCTAGTCTTCCATTGTGGTGACAACAGGTTGGACAGCAAAATAACAATAACAAACGAATATGACAAAACAACGTCAGCCGAAGGTTTTAACCTTTACTTGTTCAGGGATGATGTACAGGAAACAGGGTTTAGAACTATTTATATGAAAGTTGAGTTTAATCACGCTGGTTATGGCAAGACCATACCAATGGTTTTGTGGCCAGTTGACGAGGATGATAATTTCATACCGTTAACATTGGACAACTACCTTGACAGTCTTTACATTCCAGTTATTTTGCAATACATTAATGGTAAGTATACTTATTTGATTGATGGGGCCAAGATAAACGGTGATGAAATAAAACTTGTGCTTTTTGAACCTAAATTGGAATTGGATATTGTTGACACTGAAGCGAATAATAATGGAATTGATGACCACACGGAACCAAACGACCACTTTTAAATATGAATGAAATAAGGAAAACGATATGTTTTGACAAATACAGAAGCCACTATAGCGGCATTTTGCCGTATATAGAGTTTGGCGATTCTGGAGCTACCAGAAACTTTGTTGTGTCAAATAATACAAACGGTAACTGGGGTCAGTTTCCGATGGATTTCGCTTTGGTATGTTCTTGTTTGTGTGGTGAGACAATCACATATGAAGCAAGTGAGATAAAAAAATCTGGTATAACGGAGTATGACAAGTCTGTTGAAGCCAGATTGAGATATTGTGATTTGTCCAGGAAATACAATTTCATACAAAACCAGCTTAGAAACGGTTTGTATTGCAAACTGATAAAACAAATGTCGGAGGAAACAACTATATTTGATTGTGAGGATAACAAGTACGGGTGCGGGGAGAACAACAATGAAACTGAAACGGAGATAGTCCCTTCTTTGATAACAAAATTCGACTATCTTGGTATAAAATATGACTATGTTCCAATGAAAAGAACATGGTTTTCACAAATAAGCGAATTTGTTTACAGATTGTTGCCGATAGAGAGTATAGCTGAATATGAAACGGATGAAACAGTCGAATTCATTCTGGAAAAGCTTTCTCTTGACGATGCTTTTATTGTCTTGGTGGACGATTACGACACTTTGGTCAAATATGAATCGGATTGGGTGAATTGGTGGGTTAAATGGTTTGGTGATGAGTGGTATGATTTGTTTCCAGACCACACAGTGCATCCGTTTTTCCAATTTTGTATTGATTTTGAAAAATATTGCCTTGGCAGGATTTGTGTGCCAGAAACATATTTAAGCGGAAATGAAACCAAAACCATAACTGGAATACTTGTACCAGATTATATCAATTATACAGATGTGGAACAACTTTTGTTGTGGTTTGAAACAAATGATTCAAGTGCCAAAACAGTATCACAGCAAACGGTTTGGAATGAACATGGGGGTGATAATTTTTATGAATACCTTAAGAGTGTAAAAACCAATTGGATTACCGAAATTCCTAGATATAGTGGAGATGGTGAATTGGAATGCCGTTTGACTTATGTAAGCCCGTATATTTCAATACCAGTGTGTTTGTCTCACACATTTGAATATGGTGATATTTACGAAAATTATTTGGTTGAAGGTTCTTACAAACCATTTTCAGCTGTCGGTATATATAGCGGATACACACAATTCAATGATTCAAAATACGTTGTTTTGGAGGACAGCGGAACTGTTGAATCAAAACTTGAGAATGTGATAAACCAAAACGCAGTGGAAATAAATGGAGTCATTGGAGTTTTTAAAGAATTCAATGAAGCTGACGATGTTTCCAATATATTCAAATGTACATTTTATAGTGGCTACAGTGTTAGTGATGGTGAGGTTGTTACCAAAACCAAATATTATACAGATGGGCGTTTTGAGTCGGTTGTGACAGACGATTTGTCTGAAAATGAGAGTGAACCAACGACAAATGGTATTCCGAAAAGAATATGGCTTGTAAAAAAAGTTCAAACAAAAGTCGACCCAGATATTGACACGTATTCACCTTCCGACGATACGGATATTCGAAACGGTGTGTCTGCAATAACAGAAACAACGGCATACACAAGATATGCTTATTATTGGTGGGAGTGTGAACAATTGTCAAAACAAATGGCTGAAACAATGCGTTGTGCCGATGGTGAATATGTTGAAGCAAATGAAAATGGAAAATACAGAAGCATACCATTGTTGAGTTGCATCGGCGGTTTGGTTGACAACCCTTTGATTGGTGACATATATTATTTCTTACCATCGTTTGACAATGGGAGAGTGAATGACACAAATGACGCTTGTTCGGTTTATGGTACTTCAATATCATCATTTTCAATTCCCTATGAAAATAACACTTTTTTCAACATGACCAAAGACGAACAAACGGAAAATATTGAAACATTTATCGGGGATTATATCGGATATGATTCTATAGATATTGAAAGCGGAATCTGCACAATTCGTTATGTCGTAGGAGGAAAAGCATTATATAATGACAATACAAAAACATTTAATGAAGTTCCGAACACAGGAATCCATTATCTTGAAAGTCATAGAATAGCACAAGATGTTAAATCAAGTATTTATATAGACAACTTCATGGATGTTGAATTTTTCTATGACAAGCTTGATTTCGAAAACGACAAAAAACTAGTTTACAGTGATGATTACCGAATGTATCGCTATGCCAACATTGCACAGCTTGAGGGAATGGAGGTTGGAACAATGTGGACCAGCGGTACAGCAATAATTGCAAAGGTTTTCACAAATGAAAACACTGGAATGGGTTTTAACGGGATTGTGGAAAAACCGAACATAACAATGGACAGGGGAAACGCGGCGGCATTTGAAAGATATTTCAAGCTTAGTGAATGCAACACTTTGGATGACATAAGACAATATGGTAATAACTTTTTTAATATATAGGCAATGAGTAACGGACTGTTTGGAACAATAAGGCCAGCAAATATAAACATCAGTGAAGATGTTGAAATTTTATACTACTACAGACCGACAAGAGGAACTGGTAGCGACGATTTTGAGGGTTACAAATCATTAAACCCAACAGACTGCCTTGTTTATTGTGTAACTGATGAGGAACACGACAGAATAAACGGCGTCTACGATTTAAGACTTCCACTTGATGAATTTAACATGAAGGGATTTTATAGTGTTTATATCAGACCTAAAGAGTGCAAGACAAAAATTATAGACGTTAGTGTTCTTGCAAGCTATCCAGATGTTAACGGAATAGTGTTGAATGTCACACAAGGAGAACTTGCTGGTATTTCTGATTTGACAGGATACAGGATAGAGTTCGAAGACGGGACATCAAGACTTATCAAATCATGCAATCGCTGTGAACCAGTTTCGGTGAACATAGGTGACGGATATCCTACCGTTACCAGGTACAACCTTGTCGACACTTCCAGCAGTTATGTTTTCTGCACGGTTAGTCCGTCTTCAGCTCCGTCATTCAAACCAAATGCAACTCCGTATATAGGAACACCAACCGAGGAAATAAAAGTCATCAACACAAAGTTCGCACCACAATTAATTGAAATTGAAATGGTTGAACATGACATCGAAACGCTAACATATAGTGTTGAGGGTGACCAAGTTAGAGACAGGGACAATGGTATTTTGACAACATATAACGATGAGAAGGAAATTTACAAACAATTTGATTTCTATACCGTAAAGAGTAAACTTGGAAAGGAATTGTATGACGTTAAACGCGAAAGAGTCCTGATTGATAACACACAAACATATGACAATGTTGTAAAGGAATAGTGATATGGCAAGAAGAAACCAATATATTAAAAGCAAAGCCGATTTTGTCTTAAGAAGACATCACATGACAACCACTGAGGGTGTTGTGTTCGAAAATGACAAATTCACAATAATGCCAGAGGATAATCCGTATGACAATGGCAGGATAATATCTTTTTCCGATTCAAATTTCAAATTCAAAAAAAACCTTGAGCCTTATACACAAAAAAAGCTGCATAACGGAAATTGGATTAGTCCTGAAAACGACGGTTTTTCCGATTTTTGGACGATTGACAATTGTGTCAGTGGAATATCAACAAGTGAATACCACATAGAACCGAATCCAGATTGCACAACACTTAAAACTTTTGCTTATTTTGGGTCAGCTGTCGAATTGGTGAATGCAACAATCAAAGACATTATCCTACATTATCCTGGAGGAATATATTACCTTGGAGGAAAAGCCGAAGAGGTTGTGGTGGATGGTCAGACATATTATACAATGGCAAATGATTTTGAAATAGACATTTTGGCCACTCATTGCGCCGAAGAGGACGTCGAAAATCCAATGAGAATTTTAAGTGCAAGTTATTCAAAATACATGGACCCTACAACCAAAGAGCCTATAGCACAACCGATACTTGTGAATATTGGAGATTGGTGTTACAATTCTATTGTTGCTGAAGTCAATGTAAATGGGGTATCACTGTTTGTCTATTTGGATAATGATGGAAATAAACAATTATTAACAGTCAACAACTCGCATTCTGAAGGGGAGCCACTGATTGTTCCAACATATGATGTTTTTGCTGAAATGTACAATAAGTTGGATGATTTTTCAAAAGTTTTGTTGAATCTCACAACAAATCCGCTGTTTACTGCGAATTTCAAAACAACATATTTTGCAAATGACGGATATAAGTATCGTAATGAAATGTATACTTTCCCTTCAATGCAGTATAATGAGTGGTTTACTCCACGCATAAACGGTGGTTCGTTTAACAAATATTATGACAGGCTGATTAGGCTTGCCGAATATCATGACGAATATGATTCATTCAATATATGGCGAATGCTGACACATGAGTCAATCAAGAACCTTGACTGGACAACCACAAGTGATAATTTGGATGAAGGTGATTTTGATTCAACAAGAATGAAAATCATGCTCACATTATATGGAAGACAATATGACGACTTGAAGCGTTATGCTGACAATATAAAGGACATCACATCTGTAACATATAGCAATAACGGAAGTATTCCGAATTATTTTCTGACGGATGTTCTTGAAAACGACGGGTGGGATGCATTCATGGTAAACCCGTCAAATGACAATACCGTGCAAACAGATGTCATTTACAAATATTCGACAGTATGCGGACATACAAGCAGCGACGCGAACATTGGTTTTATGAAGCGTTTGGCTTTGAATTCAAATTACATAAAATCATTAAAAGGTACAAAGCGTGGAATTGAGACAATGTTGAATCTGTTCGGTCTAAAAAATGACCAGGATAACAATGGTGTGCCTGGCACATACCAGATGCATGAATATGTGGCAATTGCCACTGAATTTCCAAGCTATGACGATATCAGGTTTGCAATAGAACAAGCCGATGATTATGAGGATAATGTATACCCTTATGACACAATACCAGCAGCACTTGTGCAATTAACTGAAGACCCAGTTGACGCTGGTTCTACAAATTACTTTATACCGTGGTTTGACAACAAAAACCCGAAGACTGGATACATGTATTTCCAAATGAACGGCGGTTGGGAAAAAACTGGAGAAAAGAAGATAAATTTGGACATTACCGCTTTATCCTCAATCACGTCAACAAGTGATTTTGATTTGTACAATGAGACGGTTCCATATATGAAATTTTTACAGGATACAAAATCATTAACCGCTTTGACTTCGAATCAAATAGACGAAGGAATGGTGTGCTATGTCCATGACATTAGTGATTTGTATGGCGGATATCATGGTAATGATGAGGATGATGAAATAATAAGGGAAACGAGTGGAAATTGCTTTTCACATTATTTCATATTGAAAAACGCAGACCTTTCAACAGTTATTGGGTTTGTTAGGCCAACAGACAGTGACGGATTATATAATTGCTACGGATGGAGAAATATATTCACCAGAGAGTATGAAGGTGTGTTACCAGAATATGAAATAACATGTGACGGAATGAAAGTGCTTTATCTTGAATCCATTATAAATTATGGTATAGGAAACAATCCTCACGTCGGCTTCAGTCATTATGATGACGGAATTGAATATCTGGAATATTTCAACCAATTGTTTAAATATCGTTTGGATAACAACCTGTTTTCCAGACTTGCATACGGAAATGCATATGTGACAGAAGACAGTATCAAGGAAATTGGTTTCAAGATAGATTACGATTTGCTTGTTGATGACGAAAAATGCCACTATTTCATATCAGACCAGGAAAGAAGGAATGTCATACCTAATGACGATATGGTTTTTGGACTTGGTGAGGATGATGATACCAATGGAATTGAATCACCAGTTTTGGTTACAATAGGAGAAGCGGACGCTGATGATGAACCGTCCAATTGGTCCGCCGCCGATTCATTTTACTCCATGTTGACAGTACCAGAACAAGAAGAAAGCGCAACAAATTTTGACGAACCAGCATCATTTTCGGTTGTAAATGTCAAAAACTTTAACATAAATTTTGTCACTAACGGAAATCAGTATCTCAGGGATTATATCGTAAATGCTGTCATGCCATATTTGGAACACATGATTCCGTCAACGACAATCTTCAGATATACATTTGATGGGGACCAGGCAAACGCGATTCCTGTTGATTATGGATTCGGATACGGAATTCCGACACACACAGCGACAGGTGACGGTGTTTCCTTGGTTCCAGAAAACGAAACCGTTTTAGGCGAATATGACGTCGAAAACAATATGGTAAGCGGAATGATTCAAGAATAATAACAAGTGATTTCAATATAAAACAAATATGTCTAAAATTTTCAGTTGGAAGGTTGGTTCTGGCAAATACGCATATCTTATACCATCCGAAGAAACTAACAAATACATAAGGAACAGGATTACAGACACCGACAAACTGTTGGACATGTCGCACATAATCGACCAATACACGGAATCTGAATATGAAAATGCATTCAATTCACTTAAAGAAGAGGTGGAAGCGGCTTATGGATACAATCTTGGTGATTATTCACAATATTACAATGTTTCCAACGATGATTTGTCAAGGCTTGTATTGCTAACAGGTAAAGATGCTGATAACACTCTGGTTTCAAGACTCACACAGACAGATTACAATAATATTCAAACTATGATAAATCAAGCTATTGAACAGTTGAGACAGGAGGTGATGCTTAATAATACAACAATAGTGACCAATGTTCAGTCGGTTGCAAGCGCATGTGTCAGTAATGCAATTGAAGAACTTGATGATACCACAAACAGACTTGAAAGTCTTAATGAAAGACTTGAAATTACAAATGCCGAAGCGGTAAGAAATATTGACGATATGAGAAACATTTTGTCAACAGATGACGGGGATATAACTCTGCAAATGATGGTTAATTCATATAAAACAGTTACGGAATCACAAGCGTGGATGAACTCAAACAGGGATATATTACAGACAATGACAATAGATTACGGAGTGGCATATGAAGAACTTGGAGGTGAGTCGAATTCCGTCTTTAAAACAATGGCTAACAATATCAACAGAAGCAATTCGGCGATAACCGACATTGAAAAAGAAATATCAAAAAGTGCAATTCCTTTTGGTGATGGTGATGAAGTTTAAAATTGATTTTTCATTTGTAACGGGCGGTATTTAATACCGCCTTTTTGTTTTTCTACCTATTTATATGTAAAGAATTTTTTTAGAAAAATAGTATATGGCTAGACAAGTAATAAATAAGCATGTATCAAACGCTTCGGACATTCATTACTTGAATTTTGAATATTTGGGTGAGATTGTTATTTGCAATGAGGCGGGTAATGAAGGTATTTATGTCATTAATACAAATCACGAGCCTGTTAAGATAGGTTCTTGGAGTGGAGACATTGATGTTGATACAGATAGGATTATTCAAGATTTAAAAGGTTGGGTTACAGCTAATTTTGCATCAGCAAGTGATATAACCAATCTTCAGGAACAAATAGACAATATCAGCATTGATATTGACGAGGAAAAGGTGAAGGAGATTGTGAATGGTGAAATCGAGAAATTGGTTGATTCGGCTTCGACTGATTTCAATACACTTGGAAAGATAGAGAGATGGATAAAAGAACATCCTTCCGATGTTGACCCGCAATTGGTTGCGGATGTTGAAAGCCTTAAGGCAATTTCAGCAGATACAAGGATTAGTGAATTGGAATCCATTTCAGCTGGAACAAGACTTGATACAATCGAAGACAAAATAGATGGCATTGTAAAGAACAACGACCATTTCGTAATGACATACCAAGAATACCTGACATTGATTACAAGCGGAAGTGTTGTTGTGAACGACCAATATATATCTTATAGTGATGACCATTTTTATTGTATATACGAGAGTGATAGCCCAGAACCAACGCCAGAGCCAGAAAGTGGAGGAACCATAATAAGTGGAGACACGGTTATATTTGGCGATGGATATCCATATGACGACGGTTCATCAACGGGAGAAGCACCATCGTTGTATATTGGAACGATTGAAGACGAGGGTGATGGTGTGATTGTTGTTGATTGGCTTGCTGGCAGCGATAGTGACACACCAGACCATGATATAGATGATGATACAATAATCATTAATGACACATATGATGAGGACTCTGCATCAATAAATTTGGGAACGGTTGAAATTGATGAACAAAACGGAATAATCACATTATAGAATAATTAATAAAAATTAATAAATATGGCATACGTAAAACAATTTAAAGCTAAGAAAAGCACTGGTGAAGAAGTGCTTCTTGATATTTATGCAGCATCAGCTGATTTGGCAACCTATGCAATTGAGGCTGAAACCGCACTTGGTGTAAATGGAATATATGTGAATACAAGCAATAATTTTGAAATAAATGCAGCAGCCGCTGGTGGTGAAAAACTAAACCTTGTTGCTGGAGATGCAATACAGGTCAAACCTGGCGATGGTGAGCCTTTGCAACTCGATTGTGAACAAAACAGTGTTGACATTAATGAATATGGAATTAAGGTTTGCAATGGTGCAATGCCAAAGAATACACGTGTTGTCGGTTTGAAATTGAATGCCGCTGAGCTTACCGTTGACACACAAAAGGCAAACACTAGTGAATTTGATATTGATGAATTCAATGTTAAAGTGCGCAATGATAAATGGAATGGCGGAGAACAAGTTGGCTCAACAGGTCCTATTTACCTTAAAGTGAAAGCGCGTGCCATTGATATGAGATGCCATGACCATGGTGGTATTGCTTTACAAATAGCTGGAGCTGACAGCAATGGAAAAGAAAATAAAATAAAGTTCGAAAGTGACAGAACTTCAGAAATTGGTGCAATACCAGCGTATAACAAAGAAGGAGGAAAGGGTCTTGAATTTGGTACCTTCAACAACGAACACGCTTCATTATTCTGTGGGGATTATCGTTTCAAAGGAGATGCAAATGTATACGGCGTAACACGTAA